CACGAGACCAGCCGCAACGCGAACCAGGATGCGCCGCGAGTAATCGAGCTTGAAAGTGTCGAAGCCGGAAACCATGCCGACATAGGACCGCTCGTAGGCTTTGGTTACCTTGTCGCCCATGTGCTGGCGTCCGGCGAGGTTATTCGCCATGCCGTTGTAGTCGCGGGTGGAAAGGGCAAGACACCGATCGTAGTTCGGGACTCCCTGCTCATTCATGATCGAATCACACTGCGCTACGTCGTCGTATCCAACAGCCGCAGCAACGCGCTTAACGAACAGCGAACCGAGCATCGTGGCAGCGTTGAGTATCGCGATATTGATATCCGAAGCGAGCCGCTGGATCGCCGATTCCTTGATCCGCCCTTCCTGGACCGAGTCGCGCAACTCGCGCGGGGTCATGATCCACGGGGACGAACGATTGCGATTGATCGAGACAGGAACGGATAGCTGCGTCACGTCCTTAAAGTTCGCCGTCTGGTCGAAGCCCTCGAACGTCTGCATGATATACGGCTCGGGACGCCATACGGTGTCACCAGCCCGCTCCATCATCTGCTGGTCGGGGCGGTAAATGTTCACATTCTTTGAGAGCACGAGCTGGTCTTGGAATCCCTGAAGGATATCCTCGAACATCACTCGCTCTTCTTTGCTAAACTCGTTAGCCATGATTCTACGCTCCTAATGAGTAATAGAGGCTCCCATACGAAAGCCCTTATCCTCACCCATTAGGCCGGGCGGATGCCGTCATGACTGCCGGTTTATAGGGTCGGCGTGCCCTGCGGAATTAGCTCCGCGCTCGCATCTTTGACTTGTACTCGTTTACTTTCGTGTAGTCGTGGGTCTTTTCCGCCTCGGCCCTAAGCCGTTCAAGCGTTGCGGTTCCCGCGCTTCCTCCGGTTACTCTGCTTTCGGGCTGAGTCGCCGGGCGCTTCTTCGCTTCTTTCATCTGCACCTCTAGCCGCGCTTCAAGTCGCGCAACTTCAAAAGCGTATTCAACGGGCTCCTTGATCGCAGCGAGCTTCTTCAAAGTCTCCTCGTTCTTGCCGAGGGCATAAACAAGCACCGCCGGGTTCTTGGCTCCCTGGACGATTATACTCTGTTGTGCCTGATCTAGCAAGTCTAAAACCGCCGCCTCGGCTTCGTCGTAATCTTCAATGCCAAGCGTAGCCTTAATACTCCCATACGACGCAAGCTTGTCCTGGTACTTCTTGACGGTCTGCTCTTCTTCGGCCTTCTTAGAGGCGAGCTTCGCGTCAATATCGCGCTTCTTGATGAGATACGCTTCTGTCTCGCGCTCGAAGCGCTCAGAATCATAGTCGCACTTTTCAAGCGTCGGCTTCGGCCCAAGCTCAGGCTCTTTCGGCGTAGCCTGTTCGTTCAGCTTTCGCCTCAGCTCGCGGAGCGCTTTGTCCTGCTCACGGTTTTGCTTGCGGAGAGTTTTGATTACCGACGAGTCGCCTTTATGCTCGGGCGCTTCTGCCTCCCCATCTGTTTCGGCTCTTGGCTCTTCTTTTGGCTTATCGAATGACTCGGCAGCCTCGACAATATCGGCCGCGCTCAGGGCCTCGTCCTCGGCTTGCGCCTCATCTGCCTGCGTCTCCGTTTGTCCCTCTTCTTTCTCCTCATCAAAAAGTTCAACCTGGTCCAGCGTGTCAGCCATTCGCGATTACTCCCTCGCCCATCGGGGCGGCCTGTATTTGAGGCGACAGCTTGTCCGCTATCGCTAATGCCTGATCTGTGCTCGCCATATCTACACTGGCAAGCGTTTCAATAGTCTTTGCGTTTATGCTCTCGATTTCTGCTTTTATCTTTTCAGTTTCCGCTAAAGACTTTACAACGTCTACGCGGGCTTTCGTAGCCTTGGCCTGCGCCTCCTCCGCCATACCCTCAAGCGCCTTATCGTTCGCGCTCTTCTCGCCAGCCTGGGCAGCCATCATCTGCGCTTCTTCATCGGTCGGCTTTAGGACACCCATCTGTACGAGTTTTTTTCGGTTATACTCTCTCAGATCGTTTAGCCCTTCACCCTCCATGTTCATGAGCGCGGTTGCGGTCAAGACCGTAAGCGTCTCAGGGTCCTGAGTCATCTGCATAATGCCGGTAATTGCGCGGACGGTAGCCTCGCGCCTTGAGGTAAACGAAGGGCCGACATCAACCGCAACATCGAACGCGGCCCGCGAGAAGTCTATGCCCTTGCGGACCGCGCCAGTCTTCGGGGCCGCCTCGGGCTCGCCGAGTACTACCGTGGCGACTTCCTGTGTCTGCCCTATTGTCTTCATCTCGCGGCCCTGTTCGACGTAGATATCTTTCGCCATCGATAGCCATATTTCACCCGCGCGCCTGATAGATTTCGCGAAGTTCGACATGTAAATAAACGTCTGCATATCAAGCCGTGTCTGGATCATCTCGACGGCTTTACCTGATATGTTTGAAACCATCTTATCAGCTTCGCCCTGATTGCCGAGGATGTCGCGCATGTCGGTTTCGGTAAGCTGGAGCAACGCGGCGAGCGCCGGGGAAATATCGGGCGGCTCGGTATATCCAAGCGCGGCGGCCGGCTGCGGGTTCCCGTTCGCATCGGTTATTGGGTTAACGAGTGCGTAAGGATAGTTTTTTATATTATCTTCGGCCCAGGTTAGTTCATGCCCCTTAACTTGCTCAGGAGTGAATATCGGCTTACGAACGCTTGATATGGCGCTAATCTCTGCGAGCTTGGATAGCTGTGCATTCTTTAGCCGCTGTGCATCCTTGGCAAGCCGTACAACGCCCATACACCGCTCGACATTATCAACAAACCAGCGCTTGCCGTAAACTGGAACGACAGGGATACACTTCCCCGCGATCACGCCAGAATCCTCAAGGATTGAATTGCCTGACATAATGTATTTATGCACGCGCTTTGCCATAGTTCGCTTGCGCCTAGTCTCGGTGTAGCCTGTCGCGGCGAGCTGATCGCGTATTTCATCGTCAAGCTCTGATTCTTTGTACTTCTTTTCGTCCCCGGCAACGCCGGTATAGGTTAGCGCATAGTCTCGCTTCTCTTCGATGAGGTAATACTCGGCGACGTAGACAACATCGACAGTATACCAATCATATTCTACGCCACCCTCTTCCTTCGGCCACGTTGCGGGGTTATCTTCCCATTCGTCAATAAAAGCATCATGACTTTTTGAGTAAACGACAAACGCATATTTTGCATCTGCTTTGTCCTGTCTCTTCGCGTCGGGGTCAAAATAGACCGAGGTATCAGCATCATATATCGGCTCGATCTTTATTCGCTGTCGATCATCGTCAGGGTCTTCCTCATCCTCATAAACAGCGCGAAGTCTGAACGCTCCGAAACCGCCGCCAGCTCCTTCCTCGAATGCGTTGTCATATGCTTCCTCTGCCCCGGAGTCAATTTCATCCGCGCGGAACATCCCGTCGCATGCGTCGGCAAGTTCATCATCCTTAACGCCCGAGCGCGGTACGAAGTCTACCGTGATGCGATTGTTACGGTACTCATTGATTACACGCATAACCGCGAGATGTACTTTATTCACTTCGATCTTAGGCTTGTTTTCAAACTGCTCGCCGAAGTCGCCTTCCCATTGCGCGCCAGGGATAGAGTAAAAGCGCCTATCGTTAAGGCATTGTTCTCGCTCCTCCCGAACGGCATCCTGTATACGGTCAAAGCGCAAGAGCGCTTCCGCGTGTATCTCGTCTAGTTTCGCTGCATTCGTCGGGCGTGCCATGGCTTACCACCTATGTACAACGGGGATCATGCGCGCTTCTACTTTCTGCGCTGGCCCCTTCACGATCGCCGGGAATAATTCCGCAAGCGCCCATATCCAAGCGTCCGCTCGGTTCGGCGACTTTCCGACAGTATATCCCGTGGTTGAAAATCCCGCTAGCTCTTCTTCAAGCTCGACAAAGCGGCCAACATGACGCACTTTACCGGCTTCATACAATGCCGAAAATGGCTCGGCTCGCTGTACCTTGCCACGGCTTGCGGTTACTGACTTGAACGGAGTTCGGGGCCGCGCAACCTGTATTGTCTGCTGGACCATCGCCCCGCCAAAGTTTGTTTCCCCTACGATGCAGTCGGCAGAATGGCGCTCATATGCGCTTGTCGCAATCTTGCCCCAGGTTCCTGGGCCAGCCTTGACCGTTACATCCTCAAGCAGATATGCATTCCCGTCAGTCCCGAGCGCTCCGACTACGATACCAATTGCATCATTGTCCGCGTTATCTATGTCATCGGC